GCAAGATACAATGTATCCCACAACCTGGATCGTGACACGTGTAAGTTTCACTTACACGTGGCACGAACAGACGTCCATATCTCTGTTGAGTTTATGAACGTCTGGTCGAGCCAGGACCTGTTGTTCAACAGGTTCTGCCCGATAGTCCTAGCCACGATGTTTACGAGGTGTAGGACAATCTTGGTCAGAGGGTCCCCCATGAGGACTCCCCGAACAAGCCGTACCGAGTTGATGTTTTCACCATACATCGGTGCGGGTTCTCCAAACCTGGCCATTGGACCAGTAGCTTTGAAGAACACCGTTCTTGGTTGGTAGCATGTCGCCAACACAACTGAACGGAGGATGGGAGGAATGCCACAACGTCGCATCCACCCATCCCCGAGCATCCTAGCCACATCGTGGTTAAGATAATCGGTGGCCGTTTCGTAATCTGTACTAGATACGAAAAGGTCTGCGTACACGTCGAGTCTTTCGACGTGGTCCGCAAACTCCCTTTCATCGCGTTTCGCGATGGAGAAGAGTTCCTCCTTCCTCTCGACTGTCATTAAGTCGAGGAAGAAGTTCCAACCGTGGTGGGCTTTGCCCATCCCCGATTGAGAGCTCTGTATGCCCTTTTTCAAAGGCTCTGCAGAGATCTTGCTTACAAGATCAAGCACGATCTTTAAGCAAGCAGAAGCCTTGGTAACGGAACGTCCTTTACCAGGCTCCTTCACCACCGTCAGATACGCCCTTCTTAGGTCGTCCGGTGATGTACGAAATACTTGATCTAGGCAAAGCCAGAACACGTATTCGCCGATGGTCCCGTCTGCCATTGACATGCGGGAAACCACCTTTCCGGTATGGAGGTCCCTGATAGGGACTTTCATACCGAACGCTCCAGGATATACCAGTTCTGATATTTCCTCGAGTGTCCCACCTTCTTGTCGAGTTTTCTCCCAACAAGCAGTGGTCGCCACCGTGATTCTCGCTTTTGTCGAGAGTCCGGTGAACGCGCTGTCTGGCAAATCTTTTAGAGTTTGATCCAGAGCAGCCTGCACCAGCCCCTCTTGCGTTTCGCTAAGGGGAACTGGTGACTCCTGTACAGTCTTAAGGAACTTTGCCTTAGCCTGCAGGATAGCCAACGGGGGGGGCGTTCCGCACCCCCTCGTTTGGCTCAGAAGGCCCACAAGGTAATCATACCTGTGACCTTCTGTACGGGAAGTCTCCCTCCACAGAGGGATGAATTGCCGTAACCATGAGGGAAGCTCGTTCAGAGTTTCCTTCATGGCTTCAAGCTCGCGCCGGTGGGCGTACGACTTGAAGGTTTTACGTGCAGTTTTTAACTGGGCGTAAAACGTGGAGTGGTTCAAGATATCATCTTGTAACTCTCCATCGAGAAACTCATCACTTATCAAGTGACTGAGGTTCTCGAGGATGAACGTGTCATACTTGTGCCACGTCCATTCCTCTTCGGGAAATCCCAGAAACCTCTGGAAGAACATCCCGTCAACGGTCTTTAACACCTCAATGAGGCGCTCTGACCGTGATTTACCAGATCTCAGTTTCTGAGGTTCCCGGTAAATCAACTCGAC